TAACTAAAAAAAGGGTGGGAAATGACTAGGCGCCTGAGTAGACTAGGTTTCAGTCAACACGGCAATCGCATACTTGTTCACGGTGACGCTGTCCTGCCTCCCCGACACGACCGCGCCCGCAAGATCCTTCACCGGATCAACGTAGTTTTCGACTCTGAGCCAGTTCTTCCTGAGGGTCACGAGGGCGACTGCGCGCGTGAAGAGGATGGTCTTGCAGTCCGTCATGGCTCCAGCGCCCGCTACTTGGTCGTCTCTTATTCCCGCGCGGGTGCAGAGCGCCGAACTGTTGTTGATGAGTCCGTCCATGGTCCAGAAGCGGAAGTCGAATCCTGGCGACGGCAAGGGCCACGTTACCTCTGGGATGTAGAGTGCGGTGTTGGATACGCTGACGCTGTGCTGCCATGCCTCGTTCGTGATTATGATTGTGTCCGCCTTGAAGTTGTCGTCTGCCATGTCTTCATATCCTGTTTTGACGTCTGCGAGCGTGGTTTCGTCCGCGCCTGCGCCGGTGCTGTTGGATTCTCCGATTCCGTCTTCGGCTGCGGCTAAGTCAGTGAGTGCCCAATAGTTTCCTATGCGGGCTATGGCCGTGGATGCGTAGCGTACTGCGGTTTCCATGAGTCCGTACTCGTTGTCTTCGAGCATGTCGCTCGTGATTGCCAGCGGCACCGCGACCCGTTTGAGGCTGTACGATGCCTGCCCCGTGAGCAGTGGTGTTTCGTGGGCGCCCGTTTCGCCTATCTGCGTAGATGCGAAGTTGACTTTCCCTGTTAGCCCCGCCGCCTCAACCATGTCCGCGCTGATTAGCGGCACGATGTCTTGGAACTGGATTGTGCTGTAGAGTTTGCCGCTGAGCCACACCGGGATCAGGTAGGGGGAGCCCGTGACTGAAGCCGTGCCCGTGGCTAAGCCCGCTGGGTGCTGCAGCATCTCTCTCAGGGTGACTTTGCGGAGGGTTTCGCTTATTTCCCTCTGGATGCTGCGCTTCAGTCCTCGGGTGAGCATCGCGTGGCATGACTGGTCGATGAACCCGTTCTTGTCCATGAACTCTTCTATTGACTGCAGTTGTGGTGACGCTTTGTCTTTTATTTCCTGTAAACTTAACATTTCCTTTTTTCACCTCTCTTTTTAAAGGGTTTCGAAACTGAAGAAAGTGGGGGCCTTAACTTTAGTCGTTAAGGCTTCTATGCGTAGCTTATGACGCAGGTGGCGTCTGCTCTGGCTACCATGTGTCCCTGCCTTGAGCTTACGACGGCTCCCTGCAGGTCCTTGATTGGGTCGCTGTAGCGCTCGATTTTGAGCCAGCGTTTCCTGAGTGTCTGGATGCCGTACTTCTTGTTGAGGACGAGCGTGTGCCAAGTGGTTGCGTATAGTCCAGCGTAGTATTGCAGCGCGGCTGAAGCCCATAGTCCCGACGTGGTTCCGTCGTTGATTACGATGTAGGCTGGCGCCCCGAAGAACGTGCCTATCGGGTTCTGTGTCAGGTTGAATTTGCTGACGGCTTCCAACGTGGGTATGGGCGTGCCTGCGCCTTCTCCCTTGAGCAGGGTGGCTGCGCCGTAGAGGGCTGGGAGCACTATGACGTCGCTTGGGAACCCGTCTAGGTTGTTCTGCTCCATTGCCTCCATGACGTCGCTCGCGTAGACGTAGGTTCCTCCAGCGTTGACGCCATTGTACGCTCCCGTGATCGCGTAGGTTGTTGCCGTGGCTCTGTGGTCGTCCATTATCGGGAACAGGCACATCTTTGTGCTGAAGTCCCCCATGGCTCTGCCCGCTATGTCGATGTGGCGTTCCATTAGCTCGAACTGGCTGTCCTCGATCATGTCGTTGGTTATCTGTGGGCTAAGCGTGAACGTTCTCGGCGTGATCGTGCCCTGCGTTATCTGTATTGTCTCGTTGGGGTTTTCTCCGCCGCCTCCGACGATCTTGGGGTAGTAAGTGTTCGGCACTTCAGCGTCGATCTTCAGTGTTGCGCCGGGGGAGTCCACGACGTTGCTTATGTAGGGCACGAGGTCCATGCCCCTTGCGCTCTCGAAGAGTTCCGCGTAGATCTTGTCCGGTATGACGTAGGGCGCTCCCGCCGCAGCGGTTGTTCCCGTTGTGAGCGTGGTTGATGGGCCGAGGTATTCTCTGAGTCCCAGTTTCTCGACGAGTTTGCGGAGTGAGACCTTGTGCATGTACTCGTATATGCCCGTTTTGTCGGCGTCGCTTAAGCCCGTGTAGATGCTGTTTTCCTCTGGGTGGAATCCCGCGCCCGAGCAGTCCATAGCGTTCTCGACGAGCAGCCTGTTCTCCTTCGTCTTCTCTAGGATTTCGCTTAGGTTAAACATCGCCGAGTCCCCTAGTGCGCGCTGCCTATCATTACGAGTAGTTCGTCTCCGAGGGTTGTTGCTGCCTGAAGGCACTGGCCGAGCAGGAACGCTGTTCCTGATCCGTTGACACGCGCCAAATCCATGCCTGCTTCAGTGTTGGCGGCGGTGAGTGGCATGACGTTTCCGTAGGTGATTGTGGTTCCCGCTGTCTTAGAGTTGATTACGAAGCCTCCGACGGTGCATGTGCTGTACCCGACCATCTTGACGACTCCGGCGAAGCACGCTGGTATCTTGTCGCCTGTGACTCCGCCTTTAAGTGCTACGGCGGGTGAGTCGGCTGAGATCGCGTATTTCTTCATGACGATCCTGTTGGCTAGCGGTGTCCCCCACGCTAGGGGGTCTCCCGCTACGACTGCAGTTTCAAGCGTTACGAAGTTGATGACTGATCCTTGGCATAGGTATCCTTCTTCAGTATCCCAGTTATCTGTATCTACCATTTTCTTTCAACTCCTAATTTTTTAGGCTATTCGCTCTTTCGAGCGAGTCAACTGAGTGACCGTGAATCCGAGCGCGCGTTGCGTGCGCTACGGCTTGTAAGGTAAACCCTCGTGTTCCCCGTTGTCCGCCTGCTCCATCTTGGATTTCCCTTTGAACGCGCCTTTGCCTGCCTTGTCCTCAAGATTGTCTAGTCTAGTGACGACTTTCTCTGTTTCCTGAAGTTTCTTGGCGTCGGCTTCGGCGACTTTCTTTTCGAGTTGCTGATTCTTAGTGGTCAAATTCTGGATCCGTTCTTCCAGTGATGTCCGCGTTTCAACGATGTTTTTGTCTGCTATGTCAAGTAAGTCCTGAATCTTCTTTTCCAAGCTGAGAACCGTCTCGTTCACGGTTTTCTTGAATGCCTCTAGGTTCTTCGGGTCAGCGAGTTCGGCAACGAGCTTCTCCAGCGGAGCAATGTTAGGAATGCGCTTGCCTAATTCGGCGATGGCGTTCTCTAGCGGAGCAATATTTGGTATAGCCTTGAACAGTTCATCCAACCTTTTTGAGATCGGCGCGACGTCGGGTATGCGGTTGCTCGTTTCAGCAAGGTTCTTCTCAAGCGGAGTTAAGTCGGGGATACGTTTGACTGTTTCGTCTATTTTGGCGTTCCATGAAGTGTCATCTTTCGGAAGTTTATCAATCGCTTCTTTGAAGTCTCTTTTCACATTCTCCAGTTCGGCGTTGAGCAAGTTGAGTGCTTCTACGAGCATGTTGACGGCTTCAGCGGTTTTCGCGTGCACGAATATCTCGCCTTCAGTCTGATGCTTGATCTGCCCGCAGTGGGCCTCGGGATTGTCTTTATCTTGGTTTTTCGCCACGCAATCGGCGAAGTCAGTGTAGCCAGCGAATGGTTCGCCCAGCGTGAGTTTGGGCGCTTCCTCATCCAACCTCAATTTCTGGATTCGTGCCTTCTTGCCTGAATGTTCCATCACCTGCAGTGCCGTTGCCTGTATCGGCTGCTCCGGGGGTTTAGGCGCGTCTTCCTGTTTAGGCTCAGGCGCCTTGGGGGTCTCGGTTTTGGGGGTTTGGGTTTCCTTTGTGCTGTAGGGTAAAACCTGTTTCATTTCTTCCTCTTCCTCTTTTACTGTAATTACTGTTTCCAGTAATCGTGAAAGCCCATGTTGCTCAGTCTCCATCAACTCAATCGTGGTTCCAGAAACTCCCGGAACCTCTGGACTGATGACTAGACTTAGGGCTTGTCCGACGATTCCATGCGGTTCACTTGTTGGGTTAGTCTTTATGAAGTGTTCCCCATGCATGTGCTTGTGGAACTCTTCTTCTGAATAGAAGCGTTTCTCGACTCCGCGTTTCTTGCATTCGGGGCAAACGTTATGAAGAAAGTTGGCTTCGATACTCACGCCGACAATACTTGATTCTTTGGGATTGTGCCCATACACGTGAATCATGTCTACGTAGGGTTGCTTGTTCACTACAGCGACATATTCGAGATTACCGTCGGCATCGTGTTCCATCCATTCAACCGTTCCAACCTTCTTATCCATACTATGATTGATCGTGATGGGTTTTCCGATCCAAGTGCGTGCCGCTTTTGTTAATTCTTCATCAATATACTTTCTACCATTACGGCTTATCATGTTACTTTTCAATGCGATTCCGCGAATTTTGACTCTGTTCTCTCCCACTGGTACCGCGTGGAACTCTGGCGACATCCAATTGAAACTTTCGTATATTTCGGTTTTCAAGTTCTAATTTTCTCCTCTTTATGATGATCGTGATTAGAACTACGGCGGCTTCCTCGATTGTGAGTTCGGGTCTGTGCCTCCGACGCCTTGCTCCTCCTATCCAAGGGGACGCTGGCGTTGGGGCTACTCCGCCTGTTCCGAGTTGATGAATAAGTAGCGCTGTAGGCACTATAGTCCGACTCCGACAAGCAAACGTTTTAGAGTTACTGCGGCTGATTCTCCGCCTAACCCAGACGTTCCGCTTCCCGTATGATAATGTGTTACGGTTTCTGTAACTGCTTGCAGAAAGTGGCTGTGACTTTTGCCGCCTGCGCAAGTTCCTGCGTTTGAAGATATGATGGTTTGAGCGTGCGAATGGTCGTCCCCGTTTGCTGTCGTGAGGGTGAACGTGTGCGTGTGGCTCAGGGCCGTCTGGCCAGATGTTGAGTTGGCAGAATTGCCGCTATAAGTGTGGCTATGCGCTGCTCCGTTGCTAACTATGTTATAGCTAAAGGTGTGATTGTGCGTGGTGGTGCAGACGGCTCTAGTGCATTTCCTGGATTGCGACGGAGAAGTCAACGTGTGAACATGCGCTGCCCCGCCGTTAGCAGTCGGAGAGCCAGTCAAGGCGTGAACGTGCTCCCACCAGTTAGGAGAACCCAGATTCGCCGCCGCAAAGGTTACTGTAACGCTGTGAGTGTGGGCGTCATTGCCTGTACTTATTGCTATGCCATGATAATGCGTGGTGTTATTTACGTCGTACCCGCAGTTTTTGGTAAGCAATCCAAATGTCCAGTACTCATGGTCGCCTTGGCCGCTGCTCGTGGCTATTACGGCTTGAATGTGAGTGTGGCTGTGGTGCTTGAACTCGTCCATAACGCGCTTCGGAAGCTTGTCAAAATCTGTGAAGAACCATCGATGGTAACTTAGCAGTTTACGGCTCGCATTGAGCCAGACCGTCTCCCCGAGGTCAAGATTCCGGCAGGCGAATGGCATTAGATCACGATGATGAATTGTTTTCCGATGAACTTTGCCTTATTAATCCATTCGCCATTCGCTATTTCCGAGTCGCTGTCAACTCTAGTCTTGATTATACCAGTGAAAAGTTCACGCAGCAACTGCTCTATTTCAGCGACTGTTTTGCCTTTGAACCTTGACGCTGGCAAGTTCACGTCGAACGTTTCAACTTGACCTTGGAAGACGTACTCCACCGTGAAGATCACCTGATCCTTCGATACTTTTATGTCCATGATTCTAACTGGAACATCCATATAAATCGCCCTTAAGAAGCGTCATCAACACTGTAGATTATTTCCCAGTAGATGTGGGGAGACGTGCCGCCAGCGACGTTGATTCCCATGTCCTTGTTCTGTGTAGCACATTTAGGCAGGTTCGCGGGCGCAGTTACGAATGGGCTTTCCTGCCCTTCACGGGCATTGAGAACCCATTTCTTGCTGAGTTGCGTTAAACTCGTCTCCTCATAAAAGTATGCGGTGACTCCATCAACGGTGCTTTGAAGACTGTAGAAGTGAATCTTAATGACTTTGCCAGCGGCTTTTGTCAAACTCAGCAATCCAGTCGCCGCGATGTCGCCGAACGCATAGATGTAGACTTTGCTATCATGCTTCGTTGACTGAGTAAGGCTTCCAGCAACAGCACCGGTATTACAAGCAGTGATCTTCCCATCTATGCTATCTACGTGCCCATGAACTGTACCAAGAGTCGTTTCCGTAGCAATCTTTGTGTCGATACTGTCAACGTGACCATGCACTGTGCCTAGAGTGGCTTCGGTGGCTGCGCCAGTTGGAAGCGCCGAGCTTGTTACGTCAAGGTTCTTGCGTGGGTCAACGATGTTTCCCGCGCCGTCAGTGACTATGTGGACTTCCTCGTGGACTGTGTCGGCTCCCACGACGCGACTGTTCGTCCTGACCTTTTTGCCGACTCCGTCAGCGTTCAACCCGATGCTGTCTTCGCCCATGCTGATTCACTAACTGAGCCTTTCCAGGCGTTTTATGAGTAGTTCCAGAGCCTGTTTTTCAAGGTCTTCGAGCGCGTCCATGCGTTGCACTGTTTCGCGGACGGCTCTGTTGAGCGTCTTCGCGGACTCCGTGAGTGCCTCCATACGGACTGTGAGTTCGTCTACGCCTGCTTTGGCGTCCTTCATCTCCGACACGACTTCCTCCGTCGGAATCGTCGGATTCTTCGGTTTAACTAGGCTCGGGTGATCCACCATTCTGTGCTTCCTCCTTTTTCTGGAAAGGTTTAGTCTGTTGCGCCTGCTCCGCCTTCTGCTGGAACATCTTCTCCTGCTGGGCGCGTTTCTCCTCGACCCACGCGTCAAACTCGTTTAGGGGGATTCCTAGTTCCCTCGCAGCGTACCTCGGCGGCATTATCCCCGCGTTCACGAGGGCGGTGATGTATGTGCTGTTGTCCACTTTCTGCGCCTCCGCATCCTCGAAATGAACTGTGGGCGTGTCCTTGACGCTGAATCCCCTGCTCTCAAGGAACGGCTTGTAAACCTCTGTTTCGAGTTTGCGCTTGAATAGGCGCTGCATGGGTATGACTAGGTTCGCTCTCTGCTGAACCATCATCTCCTTCGATGAAGCGTAAGTACTGCTGTACTGGAATGATACGGGCGGTGTCATCAAGCCATCCACGAGCTGCGCCTTGAGGAAGCCTAGCACGTCGTTGAGGTTGCGGACTTCGCTGTCTCCCGTGCCTCCGCTCTTGTGCTCGATTGGGAAGCTGGTGACTATGTACTCGCCCGGCTCCCAGTCCTTGATCTTGCTCTTGATCGTGTCCATGTCGGTGCCGCTGGGCACGAACTCGCCGTCGCCTATCTGGTACATCTCGCGCGGGAACGCGGTTCTGTGCATGAACTCCTTGATGTCGGTTTCAAGTTGCTCCATTATCTGAAACTCGGTTTCCAAGCCGACTAAGAGCGACGTTCCGTACGGCCATGTTGAGGTCGTGACGTCCCATCCTATGTGGACGATCTCGTCCGCGGCCCACGTTGGCTGCTCCATAGATCCCATGATGTGCTGTCGCCACGTGGTCACGTTGCCCCTGCCGTCCGTGGCGGCTGGCTCGACTAGTTCCTGGCACGGGATCATGCGGACGTCGAATGGGTCCTCGCTTTTCTCCCAGAATACGGCTCCGAACTTGCCGAGGGTGACTGCGCTCTCGTACAGGAGCGTGTCCAAGCCTATCCTCGCGTTCAATTCGTCGCAGGCGTCTTTCGCCTCCATCGTCCTTGGGTATGGGTTTCCCTCGTCGTCCACTACGGGCGAGAGGAATAGTCCGTTGGCCATGACTTGGCCCGCTATGGTTCTGAGGCACGACTTGGCGAGTGGGTGCCGCTGGTCTAAGCCGTCGAAGTAGCGGCAATGCGCTTCCCAGCTTAGTTCGCCGAGGTTTATCCGCCTTGCCTTCATGGTGGTGCCTGAAGCGACGTAGCCGCCTTTGAATGACTCTTTCGCCTTGCTTCTGCTTATTTCTAATCCAAACAGTTTCATAACGTCATTTCCCCGTGAGTACGAATCCCGTCCGCCTACGGCCGACGGTTTCGCGCGTCACTATCTCCACCGAGTCCAGTGCGTCATCGTGCTGCCCCCTTGGGAACTGAACCCACTCGGTCCAGAACTCGCTGCTAAGGTTAAGCAGCGGATTAACAAGTATGCGTTTACTCTCGAAGTGCGAACTCATCGGGATAAAGCGTTCCTCCTTGTTCTTGACGGTTTGGCTCGCAACCATCGGAAGCCCACTCAACTCGTGCAGGTAGGTGAGTGCCTTCTGGAAGGCGTTGGCCTCGATGAATATCTTGGCGTAGCCGTTGATGTCGTGAAGGTGCTGGATCTTCCTGAGGAACTCTGGGAAGCTGGTGCGTTCGGCGTAAACGTCCTCCAAATAAGCCTGATTCGTCTGCTTGTCCACGCTGAGAGTCGCTATGGATTGCAGGTCGCCTTCGCCCAAAGCCGGGTCGATGCCCGCGTACTTCATGTTAGAGTAACTCGGCGGGCTTGCCCAGTCGTGAAGCCACTCGGCCTTGAGCAGGTCGCCCTCCATGCCCGTTGGGTCGTTCTGGTACTGGCAGTTGAAGATTATTGTGCCTATTTGCTTGCGCCTGTCCTCAAGCCTTTCTCGGCTCCAGTATTCGGGCCAAAGAGGCTCACCCGCGCCGTTAAGCGCCTGCTTGATGTCGTGCGGCCACGCTTTGAGCAGGTCGTTGTACAAGTCGGCGTAGCTCCATCTAGTACCCACAACAAGAATGCCTCCCCACGGGTACAGGGTTGGGAACAGGACTTTGTTGAACCAGAGCCGCGCCTTCTCGACCTGGAGCGGGGTTCGCACGTTTTCCTCGTCAATGATGTCATCGCAAACAACCAGGTCAGATCTGCCGCCCGTGATGCCTCCTAAGAGACCCGTCGCCTTAATAGTGGCGTTTTTGCTGATTTCGCTTCTTTCAACGATTAACTCGTAGCTAGTCCACTTCTTCGGGATCTTTGGCCTTAATTCGCCGAAAATCTCGATGTATTTTGGGTCAAGCTCCATCCTAGTCATGATTGCCGTCAGGATCTCTTCAGCGAGGCTCGCCGTCTTCGTGACGATGTTGACGTGCACGTTAGGGTTGCAGCCCACCAGCCACGACACGTAGTTGATCGTCGTGCACTCCGTCTTAGCGTGGCCCCTCGGCCAAAGCAGAAGGAACCGCTTGACGCTTTCCGCGCCGCCCGTCTTGAGGGGACTAAACCTGTGCTGGAGAAACTCGTACCACTCGCGCTGGAAACCCGCGTTCGCGTACCCCATGTGCTCAGTGAAGGCTGCCAGGCTTTTCCGCGCTGCCTCCCGCCTTATTGAGGATAGCAGCCGCTCTGGAAATAACTTCTGCGTCTGACTCACTCATCTTCACCCCCGACGGTTCAAT